CTTCTTCTGCAATTACCTCTTCTTTTTCTTCAGAACCTTCTAGTTCTTGAAGTTTAGCGGCTAACATATCTTTTAAATGAGGAGTTAAACTCTCTTCTAAAGATTGTTTTGCATTAGCGATAGCGGCGTCACGGACAGATTTGGCTTCAGCAATAGCTTGCTTGAATAAATCTTTGTTTGCCATTTTACAATAAAATTGTTGTGATTTGTACGATTATTAGAATCGTAATAGAAATTTGTAGTGTAGGATACCGTATAAAAACGGTATATTTGTATATAAATATATACTGTTTTCCGAAACCGTTAAAATACTAATAAAACTTTTATATTAACTAAAAGAATTTAGCTAAATACTCTTTTACTTCACCACCTTTAACAGCGGCTAGTGCGCTTTCTAAACTAGCTAAACTAATATTTTTAGCCTGTAATGCTTTTACTGCCGTAATACCTGAAGCGATTAAGAATATCGCAACTATAACGTGGAATACTGCGTTAGAAATGTTATGAGCTTTATTATGATCTTTAACAAATTTAGAGACCACAAACTCAATTGGACGTACATATAAATGGTGTAGCTTATCTGCTAATTCTCCCATATCTTTGAAGTATTCTTCTTGTGCAGAAGGTTCTTTAGGGTATTCTCCAAAAGTTTGTCTAATTATTTTAGATGCATTTCTACCTATTCTAGCTATAATTCCTAAAATAGCCGGTAATGCTACGACTAGACTCGCTGTTGTTACTAATCCTTCTTTTGGATCATCAGCTTTGTCAAACTCTTTCGCCATACCTTGAGCAATTGCTTTAAAATCATCTCCTAGAGCATATGCTAATTTATCTACGTTATTATCTGTATTTTCTAAAATAAGTGATGTTATTTTCATTACGCTCTTAATATGTCGTTTATAATATTGTCTAATTTACTAAACTTAGATACAGATTGTATGCTTTCGTTTAATGAGATTGGGTTCATAAATGCTCCATGTGTAGATGGATTAGATACGAAATCCCAACAAACTAGTTCAAAGTCTGGTTGTACTTCTAAAGTACCCTCATTTGTCTGTTGTACTGATCCTGTACCTCTTGAAGAGATACCTATAGTATGTCCTGCTTTGATAATTTCTTTTACAATGTTTCCTGATGGTGTATTAAGTAGTTCTACTCTACCCATTAGTTCATCACCTTTCCACCATAATTCTTTTATAATGTGAGATGCGTTCTTTAAAGATACTAAAGCAGATTCTGGATGATCTAATTCTCCGTATGCATTTCCGTTCTTAACGAACTCCGTTATGTACTTATCTACTTCGCGTAATAATATTCGCTTATCGTAAACACGTCCGTTCTGGTTTTTAGCTCCAGCACGTTGCATAATACCTTCTACTTCGAATACTCCAGGTCTTTCCTTAGATTCTCTAAGAATAGGTCTAAAGGTTTGTACTTCTACTAATAATGCCATGCTTATTTACTTTTTATAATTTTGCCTTCTCTTAACGAAAACGATGCTCCTCTAGAATTACCTGCTGAGTAGCCTAATTGTTCTAACTCTTCTGGAGATAAACGTCTAGACTTTGGAGTTTCTATAGCAAAATATTTAGCCATTACTGGTTTTAAATCTTCCTTAAATGCATTAGATACTGCAGGAGCCATAAAAGAGCCAATCTCTTCGTAAATAGCTTCAATATTTTCTCTTGTATCTAGGTACATTTTTTCAATCTTAGCAATATGTGCTGCTAATTCTGTAGCACCTTTTCTAATTCTTGCTGCTAAGTCTTGATTATCTGCATTCTCATAGTTAATATATTGCTCTAATTTTTCTGCTGCTGCTTCGTTTAGCGGCTGCTTATCTTCTAATATATTAACAATTACTTTTTTCATAGCTTCTTTTAACTCTGCTTTTTTCATACCGTTAAAAGTATCTACCTTATTATTGTCTTTTGCAGTTACCATCTTATCATGCTTATCTACCTTAGGAGATTCTTTAGCCATAAGGTTTAAGTAGTAGTTTGAATCTTTTCCTAAGTTAGCCATTGCTTTTTTCTTAGCTTTTTCGTAATCCTTTTCTTCTACTTTACCAGCAGAATCTACTCCCATAGCATCTAACTCAATATCAACTCCTCTTCTAATAGACTCTGGTGAATAACTGTCATATGCTTTCTCATCGTACACTATTACTATCTCTTTTGCTTCTGCAATTAAACCTCTATTTTTGAAGATTTGAATACTATCTTCATACCCATTAAATTGGGTAATAAATTGAGGGTATTGTTTTTGAGCATCACGTAAGAATTCAGCTTTTGTATATCTGTTCTCGTTTACAGCGTTAAACTTTTCTTGTAGCGTTTTCATTTAGATAGTCTATTAATTTTGTATTTGAAGGTCTGCTTGGACGGCTCACTTTTTTAAAGCCTAGCTTCTTCGCATAATTTGTTGCTTTATTGTCTTTTTTTCCTCCAAAAGCAAATCTAGTTGCGAATGCATCGTTTGCTCCGGGAGTATATGTAGAACCACCAACATTAGTTACGTTGGCCTCTTGTAATACTTCTTGTACTAATTTCCTTAATTCGCTTATTTTCATATCGTTTCAAGTTCATGTACTAATTCATAGTACTGCATAAGGTTAACTAAATGGGTATCTCCTATCTTCTCCTTGTTTGTCACAGGTTTAATAGCTTTCTTTACCTCTTCTAGTTTAATCTTAATAACCTGATCAGATACCTTCTGAGACATTTCTTCTACCTTAGCTGCGATCTTCTCTAATTCTTCGTTTACGATTGTTCTAAGGCGGGTAGTTGAGTTAACAGAAGTTATAAACTCTTTTAAAATATTTTTTTGTTCCGGAAGTAGATCTTTATAGTTGTCGTTAAACTTCTCTAATAAAATCTTAAATGTAAGTAATCTTAAATCTTTATCGTATTTTGAATACTCTTCGATTAAAGTATCTTTTACATCATCTTCGTTTTGTATCTTTGAAGTTAAGTGTTCTAAAATTGTTGTTTTATTTTCAATTAAAGAACTAGGATCAACATTCTCTGCGTTATTTTGTGTTTCTAATAAACAGTATAAAGCAGCTAATGCTTTGTAGTCTCTTACTTGAATTGCAAAGAACTCATCTACACTGTAGTGGTTTTTTATTTCTGCAATTAACTCGTACTTTTGTTTCTTAATAGCAGCTTGATCTAACTTACGAGAGATCTCTGTTATTGTTGATAATATTGCTTCTGCTCTTAAAGGAGATACATTATTATTTTTTGAGATAAATTCATAGAGTTTATACTCTTTAGCCAAAGAAGACTTTCCTGCATAGAATTTTTTTAAGATACTAACTGCTGGAGAATCTTTTTTAGATAGAGTATCTGATGCGATTTGCTTAACAAGCAATTCGAATATTAACCCCGTGTTTTTATACTTTGAATGTTTTACTTTCATCTTATAGGTTTCCTATTATAAATATGCTTTATTCACCTAAATCTCTAATATTGTCTTCCTTTAGTAGATTTGATTCATCTTTCTTCTGAGTACTAAAGACCATTTCCTTTAGTGCTTCTTTGTTTCGATGGTATATAGCCTTTGTATTAAATCCTTCCATTACGTTCTCGTTATCGCTTGGATAACCACCTTTCATACCATGACTCCCTAATGGATCTCTTCCTCCTAAAGGATTATCGTTAGTGTGGTACATTGACATATTTGTTCTAGGACGTCCACCTTCTTCTCCTGGATCAGTTAAACCTTTTGGTGGTGCTGGATGATCTTCATACCCTGGAGGTACTGAACCTGGTCCTGCGCCTGAAAGTCTATCTGTTGCTGTAGATCGTCTACCGTACATTGACGCTAAGTCATGTGGTGTACCGTAAGATCTTCCTGATTGAGCTGGGTCATTACCTTCTCCTTCTATTTGAGCTAATCTAAAGTTTCTCTTAAAGTCTTCTCTAATCAACTCTCGCATCTCATTGTACTTATCTTCTGATAAGTGGAAGATGTTATCGTAAATGTAATCTGTAGAGAATAACTTAGTATCTATCATTTGAGCTGCTAAGTCAATCTTTTCTTTCATTAAAGCAACTCTCTCTTGTTCGTAAACAATAGATGGGTTTGTTAATTTAATTTCAAAGTTAACTAAAGATTCTCCAGTAAACCCTTGAGCGTATAAGTGTACTAATGCAATCTTTGTTAATTCAGATTCCATAATCTTTTGCACTCTTTCTACTGTTCTAGCAAAACGAATATCTTCTGCTGCTAAGGTTGCTTTACCTTGTAATTCTCCTTCGTATCCGAAATAAGCTTTAGGTATCTTTAATGCAGCAAATAATTTATCTCTTAAGTAAACAACGTCGTTTGTTCCGTCGTACTCTAGTCCTTTTGTAGTTTCAATACGAGTAGAAGTATCACCTCCTCTTACAGGTAGGTAAAAATCTTCCATCATATTTTGAAGATTGAATCGTAAGTTATACTGACCGTCTTGACCCATATAAGGAGTCTTTTTCATCGTGTTGATAGTCTTTTGCATAAACTGTTCAACCTCTGCTGGTGGTATCTGACCTACGTTAATATAGAACATTCTCTTTTCTGGAGCTCTCATGATACGGTGAATTAACATCGCATCTTCCATTAAAGTTAATTGTTTAAAAATCTTACGAGCTGGTTCTAAATAAGAACGGCCATAAGGTAAGTAGTTAGTATCTGAAATTAACCTAAAGTGGGCCATTTCGTAATTGTCTAACTTAATTACTTTCTTATTTGTATTAGGTGTGTAGTTAGGGCTTTGTGAAGTCGCTAAACCGTCTAAGTCAATTTGAAAAGTTACTTTAGTAGGATTTTCATGATCTTCTCCTTCATGTCGAGAAATATGATAAACGGTGTAAGGTAGTATGTTATAGACTCCTAATCCGTCTGCAATCTCTAACTTCAAAAAGAAGTCTCCGTACTTAACCATGTTACGAGTCCAGGACCATAAATTGAATTCGATGTTAAGTACATCGTAGAATAAATTATAAAGTACTCGTTGAATATTCTCATCAGAAGATCTGATAGCTAATACTTCACCGAAGTCGTTTTTTACAGTTGCTTCATCAGCTATAATATCTAATGCAGAAGCTAAAATAGGATCTGTATCCATAGCTTCGTAGTCAGAATATAACTGAATTCTTAATGTCTGAAAGTTTAAGTTTGGGTTGAATATATTTCTATTATTATAGATATATAATCTACTAAACCTATCTATAAGAGAGTTGGTTTGGTACTTACCTGTTGTCTGTATCTGATTAGGATCAACTACTTTTAATTCATCACCACCAACGTTACGTATAATAACGTCTGTAGCGAATAATCGCTGTAGTCTACTAAATAAGCCTTTATCTGCCATTTAATTAAAATGTCTTTAGTTATAAATAGATTCGTTTAAAATAACCAGCTAATATCTTCTTTCTGCTGGCCACCCATGTCTATAAGATACGGATTATTTCGGTGGGATCCAACTGTTGATATAACAGCTTGGTTTTTTGCATTAAGATTTCCAAAAGAGGAAAGCTGTGCTCTAGCTAAGTCAAGACCTTGTTGTCTCAACCTTAATGCAGTATCTCTTACATACAGTGAGGTTGCGAAGGCCATCACTAAATCATCGTTATAATTTACCTGTGCTTGTGCTTTTCCGTTCTTCCATACAAATACTCGCATCTCATGTAATAACCTTTTAGATTGTATTGTAACTGCTTTTTCCCTAATATACTCACACATCTTAGCAACCACTAATGGACGGGTTTTCATTGACATTGTGAAGCCGGGTACTAGTTTTTCTCTTTCGTACTTAGACATATAAGACTCTACCGTATCTTGATTAGAAGTCGAACTGTAGTACATATTTTTATATTCTCTTTCTAATATCTGTTCTATAGTAGACCACCCTATATTTGCGTTCTCTACTACTAAAAGTGCGTCGTTATATTCAGAAGCAATACCCACAAGAACGTTTCCAAATTCCTTTGGAGATAACTTTCCTTTATATTCTGCTACCTGTACACAACTCTCTATATCCATTACGTGAAACGTAGAATAGTCAGTAGAGTCACCTCTAGATACGTCGGCTGTAACCATATAGGATTTTGAGTAATCAGGACTTTCCCATACCCATAAATTACCGTCAACTCCTCTTTTCTCTGTTGGATCTTTCTGATAAGTTTCTTCATAAAATATTAAATCTTCTGGTTCAAATACTGTTTCACCTGATGATAAGAAGTCACAGTCACATTCCTGTGCTGCCATTCGGGGACCTAAATCCCTGTCTTGCATATCTCTCCAAGTCTGGTTTCTTTCTGGGTGAACCGTCCATGGTAGTTTAATAGGTATAAAGGAGTTTTCACCTGTTTCTGCTTTAGCATACGTAGAGTGGAACCAGTTACCAATACCGTTAGGAGTTGATAAGGCCATACACTGACCTCCGGTTGCTAACGTCTGTTGTGCAGCTGTAAAGGTTTCTTCAATGTTATCAATAAAGGCGGCCTCATCTATTAAAAGTAATGATACGGCTTCAGAACGAGCTGCATCTGAGTTACTTGATTTAGCTTGTATTTTTGATCCGTTTTTTAATCTTAACGATAATTTATTCTTCTCTACTGCCTGTAAGCGTAGCCACTTGGGTAATTGATCGTACATGAATTGTACCTTTGTTACTAAGTTTCTAGCTGTTGCCTGTGTAGTTGCTAAGGCTAATACGTTCTTATCTTTATGAAAGACCATCAGCCATAAAGAGTAACCAGCAGCTAAAGTAGATATACCAAGCTGTCTAGACTTAAGTGTAATAAGAAATTGATTATCTCTAAATAAATGTAGTACTTTCTCCTGAAATGGGTATAAATTAAAGAGAATTCTACCTCGGGTAGGGTGTTGTATATAGCAGTACTTCCTCATGAAGTACGCTGGATCTTTAGCACATTTGATATACTCTTGTGCTATAATGTTTTTAATATCTTGCGACATAACTAATTAATTATATCTCAATCCCGCGAATCTTATCTAAAGTTCCGAATCTAGATTGAGTTGAGTTACTTCCTTCTTTTTTCGTAAATATACGACGTAGTATTACACCGTTAATGTCTTGTTGTGAATTTGTAAAGAAGAAATCACCATCTCTCTTTCTTATATGAGCATATAAACTTCCGCCGTGCTCTTGTATAAAAGTATCGATAGGTACAAACTTTCCATTCTTAAAATGAACTGTGTTTCCTTCTACTTCAAACTTAACTTCCATATCTCCTTGGTAATAATAGTCAATAGGGCCCCCCATTGGTAAAGTACCTTGTATTATTGTTTTTATAAGTTCTGCAGGTATTTTTCTAGAAACATCAGGTATTTGCTTATTACCTGCTAAGTTTACTCCTTCTAAATTATTTGCTTCAACTCTATCTTGGTAGAACTGATAAGCATCTTCATAGAAATCTGTTAACCATTCTCTTATCGCTGAGTTAGTTGAGGACATTGCTGTCATTCCTTTAATTCCACCACCTGCTAGTGTAGGTGCTTGATTACCTTTAGCAGACACTTTTACATCCTGTCCTTTAACTTTTAGTATAACATCTGCATAAGGTTCTGTATTAAATTCATTTAATCCATCTACCTTCTCAGCTGCTTGAACTCCGTTAATCTCAATACCGTTAGTACCTTTTAAGGTCTTTACACCAGGTACTGCATTTATAGCATCTATAATACCATGCTCCTGTCTCTCTGTTGTTTCAATCTTACTTCCACCTGATCCACCAAATTCTTTTGTCTTCTGTAGAGCACTAAAGCTTACATCATTTCCTTCTTTATCTTTGAAGAAAGGGAATTGATTTATTCTAGCACCTCCTATTTTTTTGATTGCTTCTACTTCCATTGAATGAAAGAGTGCTGCGTAAGAATCGTCTGCGTATGTTAAGATACTTTGGCTACCGTCTTTAAATTCAAAGGGTGCTTTGTTCTCTATTTTATTGTCGATAACTTGTAACCTAGGGTACTTTCTACTTGCATCACTGAAGTCATTCCATTTAAGAACTCCTTCATCTAATCTAAACCCAAATAGGGATTCAAAAAGATCCATATCCTTTTCGTTAGATGTATCAGGATATCCTTTCTCACATCTATAAGACCACTCTAGTATTACCTTTTCTACTAAATTCATTTATTTTTTTGGCTCTTCTGCTGGTTCTTGAAATTGTACATCTTCTCCTCCTAAATCTGCTCCTCCTTCTTCCCCTGCTTCTCCTTCTGGTGCTGGTTCTTCTTCTGCTCCACCACCATCTCCACCTGGAAAGTCTCCTCCGCTTGTACTACCTGAGGATCCGCTATCACCGGCATCTTCTCCACCTTCTCCTGGTTCACCACCTGAGTTAGGTCCGTATTTGAGTAATTCGTTTAATTTATCTAATGCCTGTTCGAAATCTGCGAGCTTATTAATATAGTATCTTTTTCCTTGAATTTGTGCTTCAAAGCCTTTACCGGTCCATTTTAAAATAAAGTTTTGTTTATTTTTCAACTCAACTCTAAAAGTAGAAGGACGAGGTGCTACCCATAGAATCTCTTCTACGAATTCACCGTATTGATTTGTTAGTAAAGACTCTACAGCTTGCTTTAGACTAGGAAATTTACCTAACATCTTATCTGTAGCAGTTTCTAACATTGTCTCTTCTCCTGCTTTTTCTAACGGCTTTTCGTCTGTCTTTTCTTCAGGTTTCTTTACTGGTTCTTCTTTTGGATCTTCTTCTTTAATTAGCTCTGCTAATGACTTATCTTCGTTCATTGAGCGTCTTTGCTTCATCATAGCATATTGACCTGGGTATTCAGTTCTTAAGAAATGACGAAGAGCATTGAAAGTCTTACTTACAACTTCAAATACCTGTCTTGCTTTCTCATCTTTACGAATATCATCAATGTGCATTAACTCTTTTGTTGAATCAACTGCAGATGATAAATTACGGAATAAATTTTCAAAACTAGGTAATTGAATTATCTTATGTCTAACTCCTCCAGTCTCTTGATTTACAAGATCTGTTTTGAAATATGTAGATAAGTCTTTATTAAAAAAGTCTTCATCTTTTATAGGACCGTATTTATCTTCTATTGATTTTATAAAATCTTTAGGCAGATCTTTTGGTTTTACTGTACTACCTTCTTCTTCGTTTACTTTGTTTTCAACTCCTTCTTTGAAAGGTCTTGGACAAGGTGTACCCTTGACATGGGTGTGTCCGCATCTTCCGCAGTGTGTAGCTTTCTTTTCAGCTAATACTTCGAAATAAGCTTCTTCAATAAGTTCTTTGAATTCTGCTTTATTCATTATTTCAAGAATGTTAATTTGTATAAAGTACTTTGTATTAAATCAACAACAGTATCTACACTATTTTGAATATTTGAATCTTGTGGTAAATTAGCTCGTTCAGTGTCTACAGTATTTAGTAGATTTTTAAAATACTCTACTACGTTATTATCTTCTAAATATGGAGATGGTGCTTTGTACCCTTTTAATATACCGTAACGTCCTTGTAGTAATTCTGCTAATGCATCAACTGTAGCTGGCATACCTGTGTAATATGCACATAAAGCCATATGTTGTGCATATGAATCTGATTGCAAATGGTATATATGAGCTTGTGTAGCTGAATCTAATATCATTGAAATAAATTCAACACCTTTACTATCTGTTGATGCTTCTGGTTGCTCTCCTGTTTGAACTTGAGGTTCTACTTCTGTAGAAGGTACCTCTGTTTCAGGAGCCTCTGCTTTAACAGTGTTCATTTCTTTTGATATTTCTTGAACAGCTTTTCTCAATTCCTTTATTTTCATTTTTGTTATTTTAATATCCTTGACGCTTGATAGAAGCATTTACGAAGTTAACTGCGTGTTGCATTGGTATATCCCATATCTTAGATAGTTTCTTTAAAAAGTTTAACACCATTGCATCTCCTTCTGGATTAACTCCTCCTTCTGATATTTCTTTACCGCTACCTACTATTTTAGCATTTTTTAAGATTGCAGTAAATTGAGGTGTTCCGCCTTCGTAGAATTCAGGTAATGGATTTAACTCGTCATCTACATGCTGTAGAACTACTATACCTCTTTGTCCTATTTGGCATTCAAACTTATGACCTCTAAATTCTATAATATCTCCGATGCTATATGCCTTACCTGTTATATCGACTGCAGTATCGTTACCATCTTCTTCTTTTTTTAAGCTCTTTTCTTTAGCCATCATATTTTGAACCTTTTCGATAGTTGCCATATCTTTAGGTGTCATTTTCATCTTACGAGTAAACTCTTTAGATTTTGGATCTTGTACTAATTCTGTTTCGTGTTTAGCTTCATCCATATCAACATTAGTATCAGTTACTTCAATATCTTGAGTACCAAAATCCATCTGCAAATCATAAGCAAGTTCAGGATTGTTAATGTAGTATCGAGTTGATCCGTCCATCTCTACAGCTTTTCTGTAAGCTGGGTTATCATGTATGATTTCTAATGCTCTTTTAGCATCTCTAACAGAAACTTCAATGTAGTATGTACCTTCCGGTGCTTCAGCTAGTTTTGTACCAGCTTGAGCCTTCTTCATAGCGTACATTTTATTTCTAGCTGCATCTCTTTCTGCTGGCATCTTTGCAGTATCGTTAGCTATTGTTTCTAAATCTGCAACAGATTCTGGAGCTCCTTCACTAAACATCTTTTGGAATCCTGCAAACTTCTCTGGGAAGTAAGCTCTGTAGTAAGCTCTTTTAGCATGGTCGATTAAACCTTCTCTATCAGTTTGATACTCTTCCCACTCGTCCCAATAAAAATCAACTGCTTCTTCTACTGCTGATTCAAATGCACTATCAAAAGGCATTGGCATATTTTCTGGTTCTCCTAAGTCTCTATGAATTGCTCTATTCATAATACTTTGATCTGACGATCCCCAATCTTCTTTTAACATAGCCTTTTTAACAGCCTTGTCTTTTACGCCTTTATATTCTGCTTCTGGTGATTCTACATCACCGTCTTTATCAAAATCTTTTTTAGCTTTTACTGCTTCTTTCTTTACTGTTGCTTTTTTAATAGCTTTAGTCTTTACACCTTTGTATTCTGCTTCCGGAGATTCTACCTCTCCATCTTTATCAAAATCCTTCTCTGCTTTCTTAGCTTCATCTACGTTTGTAGATAGCTCCTGATCTGCTCCGGTTCCGGCTACTTTAGCATCTAATTCAGCTTCTAGCTTTTTCTTTTCTACCGTCAATGCCTTTAACTCAGGTACTACAGAATGATCACCACCTTTGTACTTAGCTGCAAGAGTTTTCATCTTAGCGACAATCTCTCCATGTTTTTTCTGTATGCTTCCTATTGATGCTTCAGCTACCATTAAGTCAGATATTGCCATTCCGGTTATTTTACCTGTCTTAAGATCTTTTACTGTAGCACGTCCGTTCTCAATAGAAACTATTTCATATTCGTTATGGAAATCATCATCTGTAGAAGCGTATTTTTTAGAAACTTTATCTCCTATTTTATACTCATTTGTAGCCGTTTCCTGTACTCTATTTTTCTCGTGGTAAGATTTATATAAAGCTTCGGCTTGTTCTCCCTGTCCGGCATCTTTCAACCTAGTTATTAAGTTATGTATATTTTGAGCTTGTTCACTACCACGTTTATACCATCTATGGTCATCTGACATCATATAATACCAGTCATGAGATTTTAAAGCTTGTTCTAATTGAGCCATCAAATCATCTTGATCACCTTCTGCTTCTTGCATATTTCCGTCTAACTTAGCCCATACTTTGAGTATATTAGCTTTTAAAACAT